AAGTATGGACACCACCAGAACCTGAAGTTGAAGAAACATAAAAATTATGAAAATAATTAAACACAGTGAAAACATTCATGAAATAAAATTAGATGGTTCCAGGGTAAAAATAGCTATGCTATCCGATATACACTGGGACAATCCAAAATGTGATAGGAAACTACTAAAGAATAATTTAGATTTTTGCTTGGACAACTCAATACCTATTATGGTTAATGGAGATTTCTTTTGTTTAATGCAAGGTAGAGGTGATAACAGAAGAAACAAATCAGATATAAGACCAGAACATAATAATGCTAAATATTTAGATTCAATTGTAGAAACAGCCGTAGAATGGTGGAGTCCTTATGCTCATCTTCTTACGGTTATAGGTTACGGAAATCATGAGACTGCTATTATTAAATGGCAAGAAACTGACATACTAGCTAGATTTGTTAAAATGCTTAATCTAAAAAATAATACAAATGTGCAAGTAGGAGGTTATGGTGGATGGCTTGTAATAAACCAAGCAGTAAGAAAGAAGTTAAAAAGTCCTGATTCTACTGGTATTATTAAAATAAAATATTTTCATGGTTCTGGTGGAGGAGGTGTAGTTACTAAAGGTGCTTTAAACTTAACAAGAGCTCTAGAAATGTATGAAGACTTTGATGTATTTACAATGGGTCATATACATGAAAATGCAGCTAGAAATGATGTAAGAGATGTTTGTGTGCAGGGAGGATCTAATTATAGAAATAATCAGAAACAATTGCATATGATGTTAACAGGAACTTACAAAGAGGAATATGGTTCAGGTTCAAAAGGGTGGCATGTAGAACGTGGAGCTCCAATTAAACCTACAGGAGGTAGAGTGCTTACTATAGATTACAAAAGAGTAAGAACTAATAAACAAGATAGGTTTGACAGACAAGTAGATTCTTGTAAATTTCCTTTATAAACTTTAATTAAGTCTACATATTTTCTGCTATATTAAATATTTTTTGTATATTATAGTTATATGTTTATTATTTATACAAAAGAGAATGGAAATTTCAAACATGCAAGTGGGTTTTGATGCTTTGTTATCAATACTCTCAGCTTTAGTGGGGGCATTAACAGTTTGGTTTACTTTAAAAAATAAAGTGGCAATACAACAGATGGTTTTAGATAACTTACAAAAAGATTTAACAGTTATACATAAGAGAGTAGATGATCTTAAAGATAAGGTTGAATCTAATAGAGAAAAGCAAGAAAAATCTATTACAGATTTGAGAGATGATATGGCTAAAATGAAAATAGAAATTATTGAAGCCATTCATGCAATTAAAAGTAAATGATAAGAATCCTTTTTGTACTAGCAATAGTAGGTCTATTTGCCTGCACCCCTCAACGAAGGTTTACAAGGTTAATAGAAAAACATCCACATTTGTTAACTACTGATAGTGTATTAGTTCATGATACAGTTGCAATTACTGTTCCTGAAGTAAAACATGACACTATATTCTCAAATCATTTTTTTACAGAAATCAGAAAGGATACTTTAATTATACAAAAAGAAAGACTAACTGTACAGATATATCATGATACAATACATGATTCAGTATTTGTTAGCGGTAAATGTGACACAGTAACAGTTGAAAAAATAATAGAAAGAAAAATACCAGTAAGATATTATGAAAAAACTCCTACATGGAAAAGGGTGCTTAACTGGTCTATATTAATTTTTGTTATTGCTTCTTTACTTTACATAGGTTACAGAATTTTTAACTTTATAAAAAAAAAGATATGAAAACGTTTTTTAAAGAACTATTAAGTGATGAAACTGGACATTATTCATCTAAGAGATTAGGAGGATTACTATGTGTACTAGCATTAGTAACTTCTTTGGTAGCAAATACATTTACTCATGGTGATATTAAACCAGCTGAGTATCTGGTAGATGCAGTAGCATTATTTGCATTTGGATCATTAGGATTAACTTCTATTGATAAATTAACTAAAATTAGAAAAAGAAAATAGAATGGGGTAATATCATTAGGAGCAATATGTTTTATATTTATACTAATGTATACTCTACCTACATTAATTAGATGGTTATGGAGAAAATTATAACATGTCCAAATTGTAATGCACAATTTGACTTATCAATTAAATCTGCTGGATCTCAAGAGTCAAAGTATCTTTGGTTATTTGATAATGGTCATGGAGGTATTATAGACGGTGTTTATCAAACTGCTGGTAAAAGATCTCCTGTTTGGGATGATGGTTCTATCCTTTATGAAGGAGAGTTTAATAGAGGTATAGTAGATAGATTAGTAAAACTTTGTGAAGCTAATAACATTGATTATGTTAATCTTGTAGATACTCAAGAGGATGTAAGTTTAGGAGATAGAGTTAGATCAGCTAATAATCTAGCTAAATCATCAGATAAAAAGTGTATATACGTAAGTATACATGCTAATGGATTTGATAAAGAGTCTGCTAATGGATGGTCTGTATATACTTCTCCAGGTAAAACTAAATCAGATGACATAGCTACAATACTATTTGAAAAAGCTATGAGAGAGTTTAAAGGTGAATACATGAGAAAGGATACTACTGATGGTGATCCTGATAAAGAATCAAACTTTTATGTATTAGTAAACACTTCTATGCCTGCTATACTATCTGAAAACTTTTTTATGACTAATTATGACAACTGTCATAAATATCTTTTATCTGAAGAAGGAAGGGATAGAATAGCTAAAATACATTTTGAAATGATTCAGCAAGTAGAAGCTGAAGGTAAGGTATAAATATTTCCGTTCATAATCTATAAATTAAAGAACCTAGGTTTAATTATCTAGGTTTTTTTATTTAAACTTCTATAGTTTAAACTTTATTTGTATATTTGGTTAAATTTAAAAAATAAACCAATGGAAAATCCAGAAAATTTATCTCCAGAAGAATTAAAAGCAAAGAAAGAAGAAATGCTTAAGTTCTACAAAGAATCAATGCCTTATTTAGAAGCTCAGTTTGAATATGAAAAAATGCTTTCAGAAATTGATGAGATGAGACTTAAAAGAACTCAAATTCAAATGGCATATGCACAAATGATGGCGCCACCTGAAGATTTTGAACAAGAACAAGGGGCACCTATGCCAGAACCTGTTCAAACAGCTGCTAAGAAAAAAAGAACTCTTAAAAAAGAAACTGCATAATGGCAATTGTAAAACGAGTTCAGAAAAAAGTAATAATGTCTAGAAAAGATATTATTAAATTTCAATTGATTACTCACTGTTATCTTAATAAAATAACGGTGAGTAATTCTGATCTTGATTGTTTAACATTACTTAGTACTTTAGATCCTATAGAAATTACTCACTTTTGTTATGATGCTTCAGATGAGCATAAAATTTTTAAGTCTCAACAGACTGTAAGAAATTGCATTAATAAGTGTATTAAAAATAATTTAATAGAAAGAGATTCTAAAAATAAAAAACTTATTAAAATTAGTAACAAAGTAAAAATAGAAACATTAGGTTCTATTTTTTTAGATTATAATTTTCTTGCTAAATGAAACCAAAAAAAGGTACCGCATTATATCAAGAAATATCAGAAGAAAAAGATATATCTAAGGATCTTGTAGAATGTTTAGTTGATTTTTATTATAAAAATGTAAGAACATTATTAAGTGAGTTATATCATCCAAGAATAAATATTACAGGCTTAGGTTTGTTTATTGCTAGAGATAGAGCTATAAAAAAAGCAATTCCGAAGTTTAAGAAATATTTAGAAAATCATGACACTTCTACTTATTCAGCATATTATAATAAGAAAATGTTAGAAGAAAAGATAGAATTTTTACATTCTATTAGTGAACAGATTGAATTAGAAAAGAAAAGAAAAGAAGAATTTAAAAATAATAAAAATGGACTTAAAAAAGATTTGGGAAAATAGAAAGCAAATTTATGAAGGTATTAAAAATTCTGTTATAAGAGATAACTTTGTAGAGGATGTTTCTCAAAAAAGAATGGCTATATGCGAAGCTTGTGATGAAATTGATTTAAAAGGACCTAAGTGTGAAGTTCCTGGTACACAACCATGTTGTGGAAACTGTGGCTGCTCACTTGCTTTTAAAACAAGAGCATTATCAGCAGAGTGTCCAATAGGAGAATGGTCACCTCTTATGTCTGAATCAGATGAAGATAAACTTGGAGAATTATGAGTATAGTATTTACAGAAAAAGATCACAGTTATAAATCTTTAGATAAGAAAGATTTAATAGAATGGATAAGCGTTACAACTTTAACATCTTATTTTAAAGAACCCTTTGATGCTAAAAAAATTGCTCAAAAAGTATCTAAAAGAAAAAACTCTAAGTGGTACGGAATGACTCCTAAAAAAATTCAAGATGTTTGGAAAAAGGAATCTGAGAGAGCTATGTCTCTTGGAACATTTTATCACAATCAAAGAGAAGATGATTTATGTTCTTTGGCATCAATAGAAAGAAATGGAGTTACTGTACCAGTGTTTAGTCCAATTTTAAAAGATAAAGGTATTAAGGTTGCACCAAAACAAAAATTAGATCCAGGTGTATATCCAGAACATATGGTTTATTTAAAGTCAGCAGGTATATGCGGGCAATCAGATTTAGTTGAAGTTGTAGAAGGTAAAGTAAGTATAATAGATTATAAAACAAATAAAGAAATTAAAATGCAATCTTGGAAAGATTGGGAAGGTATTTCTCAAAAAATGAGATTTCCTGTTAATCATTTAGATGATTGTAATTTTAATCATTATGCATTACAACTAAGTATTTATATGTATATTATAATAAAGCATAATCCTAAACTAAGACCTGGTCCGATGTATATTCATCATGTTCAGTTTGAAGAAGAAGGTAAGGATGAGCATGGTTATCCTATAACTAAATACACAGAACAAGGAGATCCTGTATTAAAAGATTTAGTTCAAATACCAGTTCCTTATTTAAAGGATGAAGTAATATCATTAATACATTATCTACATGATAATAGAAAAAAATTAAAAAAATAAAAAATGGCTTATACTAATAAATTAGATACAAATGTAATTACAATAACAGCGGATCCAACAATTATTCCTCCAGCAGATCCATATTCATATATTTCAAGTACAGGAACAATTGAGTTAGCTACAGTTTCAGCTTATTATACATATGTTACACCAAAAGGAGTTGCTACCAGTTATACTCAATTGGTGCAAAATGGAGTATTAATAATAGTTGATGAAACTTATGCTACAATTGATAACTTAATAAATCCTTAAATATGATTGCAAAACTATTTGATATACAAAATGGCAAAGTAGTTCCTACAGAACATTGTTATACATTAAAGTCACTTAAGGATATAATGGATAATTATCCAGATGATTATTTAAAGATTTATCAGTACCTCTTTTATATGACATGTCCTAATCCAGATATGAATCCCTTCTTTCATACTCCTGAGCATGAAAAAGAGGAAGTTATAATGAAAGAAGTAGATGGTGAGTTTTCAACAGAAGATGATGATGTATGGACTGCACTTAAATTTTGTGAAAAAATGTATGAGACACCTACATCTAGAGCATATAAAGGTATTGCAGCTATGTTAGATAGATTAGGTAGATATATGCAAACTACGCCAATTGAACATGGTAGAGATGGTAATATAAACTCTTTAGTAAATGCAGCTGCTAAATACCAACAAATTAGAGAATCATTTAAAGGTGCCTATAAAGATCTTCAGGAAGAACAACAAAGTAGTGTAAGGGGAGGAATAGGATTAGGATATGACCAATGATACAGAAATATATCAAGATATTCCAACATGGGATAATGGAACCTGGACTACTACAGACTTTGATAGTAGGGAAGACTTTGCAGCATATATAAGAGATTTATTTAAAGAACCAGGTCAATATGACTTTGATGAAACTTCTGCAGAGTTTAATGCAGAAGCTACCAAATTTAACAAACAAGGATTCTATTGTGCAGCTCCATTTAAATCAAGAGACTTTATTAACTATTGGGAGGGGGAAAAGAAGAAGTGTAGAAAAGGAGTAATATTTAAATCAAAAGATAAAGTTTGGTATATAGCCAGAGACTACTACATGTGGTTAAACTTCTTACCAATCTTTAACAAGGAAATACAAAAGTTTGGCTTTGCGGATATTAGAGATGCTCAATATCATATGGCCCTATATGAGATACTAGCAGAGTTAAACTATAAACATGTTGCCATACTAAAGAAACGTCAAATAGCGTCATCTTATTATCATATGGCAAAGCTTATTAATCAGCAATGGTTTGAGCCAGGAGTAACATTAAAAATAGGTGCTAGTCTTAAAGATTACATTAATGAGAAAGGATCTTGGAAGTTCTTAGATGAGTATGCTGCATTCTTAAATGAACATACTGCATGGTATAGACCAATGAATCCCAGTAAGGTAATGATGTGGCAGCAGAAGATTGAAGTTAGAAAAGGTAACAGAAAAACTGAGGTAGGTCTTAAAGGTACAATACAAGGTATGTCATTTGAGAAAGATCCAACAAATGGTGTAGGGGGTCCAGTAAAATACTTCTTTCATGAGGAGGCTGGGATTGCACCTAAGATGGATAAGACATATGAGTATATGAGACCTGCAATGAGATCAGGACTTACTACTACAGGATTATTTATAGCAGCAGGATCTGTGGGTGATTTGTCACAATGTAATCCTCTTAAGGATATGATTCTTAATCCAACTTCTAAAGATGTTTATGCTGTAGAAACTAATTTAATTGATCATAAAGGTACTGAAGGTATGTCAGGTTTATTTATTCCTGAGCAATGGTCAATGCCTCCGCACATAGATCAATATGGCAACTCCAAAGTACAAGAAGCTATTGTAGCTTTACAACAACAATTTGATGATTGGAAAAGAGAGCTAGCTCCAGAAGATTATCAATTAAGAATATCTCAGCATCCTAGGAATATAAAAGAAGCATTTGATAATAGATCTGTTTCTGTATTTCCTACACACCTTCTTTCTGCACAGGCAAGAAGAATAGAAGAAAAAGAGTATGCTTATGAATTTTTAGATATAACAACAGATGCTAATGGTAAACCTAGTGTTTCAAAAAGTAATAAACAGCCAATACGTGATTTTCCAGTAAATAAAAAGACTGAGGATAAGACAGGTTGTTTAGTAGTATGGGAAAGACCAAATAAAGAAAAACCAGATTTTGGAACTTACTATGCTTCTATTGACCCTGTTGCGGAAGGTAAAACTACTACATCAGACTCTTTATGTTCTATTTATGTAATGAAAAATTCTGTTGAGGTTACTAAAATAAGAGGTGATGAAACAGAAACTTATATTGAACAAAGTAAAATAGTAGCTGCATGGTGCGGAAGATTTGATGATATCAAACAAACTCATCAAAGATTAGAATTAATTATAGAATGGTATAATGCATGGACTGTAATAGAGAATAACATATCTTTATTTATTAACTATATGATTCATAGAAAAAAACAAAAGTATTTGGTACCTAAAAGTCAAATTATGTTTTTAAAAGATTTAGGTGCAAATAGAAATGTTTTTCAAGAGTATGGTTGGAAAAACACAGGGACTTTATTTAAATCACACTTGCTGAGTTATGGGATAGAATTTGTAAGAGAGGAACTTGATCAAGAAACAAAAGAAGATGGAACTGTTGTTAGAACTACTTATGGAATAGAAAGAATTCCAGATCCTATGTTGATAAAAGAAATGCAAGAATATGCAGATGGAGTTAACGTGGATAGATTAGTATCATTTGTAGCACTTGTGTCTTTTATAAGAATTCAAGAATCAAATAGAGGTTATGCAAAACAAACAGTAAGAGATGACGCTGCTAAAAAGTTGCAAAAGTCAGAAAATTTGTTTAAATTAAATAGTAGTCCGTTTACTCATATGGGTAGAAAAAACAAAAGATCAAAAGGTAGAGGTTTTAAAAGATCTGCCTTTAAAAATATTAAATAAAAACTATGCAAGTATTTAATGCACTCCAGTTAAAAAAAGGCGCTAAGGTTGAGCAGAATAAAATTGGTACTATAACACAACCAGTTCAGTTTTTACCATCTAAGAAAAAAGATGAAGAGTGGGCAGCTTGGAATCTTGATTGGTTGGAGTGGAATGGACTTAAACAACTTAGAAGAAACTCAAGAAGACTTTTAAAAAATTATAAATTGGCTAAAGGTCATATAGATAGATCTGATTATATAATTGAAGAAGATAATGAAAGTCGAGATATAATCAGTATGCTTACTGATAATTCTGATGAAGGGTCTGCATTAGAATTAAAATTTTATCCTATCATACCAAATGTAGTTAATGTACTTGTAGCTGAGTTTGCAAAAAGATCTACAAAACTTTCATATCGTGCTGTAGATGAATTTTCATATAATGAAATGCTTGAGCAAAAAAGATTGCAAGTAGAAAATGTTTTAGTAACTCAAGCTAAAGTAAAAACTATGGCTGCACTTTTGGAACAAGGATTAGATCCTGAATCAGAAGAAGCACAACAAGAGTTAAATCCAGAGAAATTAAAAACTCTTCCTGAAATAGAAATGTACTTTAAGAAGAGTTATAGATCTATGATTGAAGAATGGGCTACACATCAACATAAAGTAGATACCGAAAGATTTAGATTAGAAGAGTTAGAAGAAAGAGGGTTTAGAGATATGCTTATAACAGATAGAGAATTCTGGCATATGAGAATGATGGAAGATGATTATGATGTAGAGCTTTGGAATCCTGCATTAACTTTTTATCATAAATCTCCAGATGCAAGATATATTTCTGATTGTAACTGGGTTGGTAAAACTGACATGTTAACTCCTTCTGATGTTATTGATAAGTACGGATACTTAATGACAGAAAAGCAATTAAAGGCATTAGAAGCAATATATCCAATAAGAGCAGCTGGTTATAGTATTGGAGGTTATCAAAATGATGGAACTTTTTATGATCCATCTCAATCACATGAATGGAATACTCAGAGACCATCTTTAGCAATGAGACAGTATACAAGTTTCATGGGTGATGGAACAGTTTCAGATGGAGATGATATTGTAAATAGAATACTTTCTCAAGGAGAAGATTATCAAGATGATGGTAGTGCATATTTATTAAGAGTAACTACTTGTTATTGGAAGTCCCAAAGAAAACTTGGTCATTTGACTAAAATTACAGATGAAGGAGAAGTTTTAAATGAAGTAATTACTGAAGATTATAAAGTCACAGACAAACCTATATATGATGATAGATTGTTTAAAAATAAAACTAAAGATAATTTAATATTTGGAGAACATATTGAATGGATATGGATTAATGAAGTATGGGGTGGAATTAAGATTGGCCCAAATATCCCTAGTTACTGGGGCATGAATAATCCTTCTGGAATGACTCCTATTTATATTGGTATTGATAAAAAGACACCAGGTAAATTAAAGTTCCAATTTAAAGGAGATAATAATTTATATGGATGCAAACTTCCTGTAGAAGGTGCTGTATTCTCAGATAGAAATACTAAATCTACAGCATTAGTTGATTTAATGAAACCATTCCAAATTGGTTATAACATGGTAAATAATCAAATTGCAGATATTTTAGTTGATGAACTAGGAACTGTAATTATGTTAGATCAAAATACATTACCACAACATTCACTTGGTGAAGACTGGGGTAAAGGTAATTTATCTAAAGCTTATGTTGCTATGAAAGACTTTGGAATGTTACCATTAGATACCTCTATTACAAATACAGAGAATGCATTAAACTTTCAACATTTTCAAAAATTAGATTTAGATCAAACTAATAGACTTATGTCTAGAATAAATCTAGCTAATTATTTTAAACAACAAGCATATGAGACAATAGGTGTTAATCCTCAAAGAATGGGACAACAGCTATCTCAAATGACAGCTACTGGTGTAGAACAAGCTGCTAATGCTTCTTATGCTCAAACAGAAACTTACTTTATTCAGCACTGTGATTACTTAATGCCAAGAGTGCATCAGATGAGAACAGATCTTGCTCAATATTATCATAGCACAAAACCATCTGCTAGATTAACTTATATAACATCTGCAGATGAAAAGGTTAATTTTGAAATAGATGGTATAGATATGTTAATGAGAGATCTTAATATATTTACTTCTACTACAGCTAATCATAGATCAATTTTAGAACAATTAAAACAAATGGCTCTCCAGAATAATACTACTGGTGCATCAATATATGATTTAGGTAAAGTTATTCAGTCTGATTCTATTGCTGAGTTAAATGCAGCTATGAAAGATTCTGAACAGAAACAGCAACAACAGCAGCAAGAGCAGATGCAACAACAGCAACAAATGCAAGAGCAGCAGATTCAAGCACAGCAGGAGCAAGAAAAAATGAAACTTGATGCACAAGCAATGGAGAAAGAAAAAGATAGACAAAAAGATATTCTTATTGCTGAAATTAGAGCTGCTGGTTATGGATCTATGGTAGATCTTAATAAGAATATGCAGTCAGATTATAAGGATGCTATGGATGACATACGTAAGACTGAGCAATATCAACAGCAAACTCAAGTAGAAAGACAAAGACAAGCTAATGATATGGTAAAGCATAATCAAAAAATAGATATTGAACAACAAAGAATCCAGGCTCAAAGAGATATTGCTAATACACAGTTAGAAATTGCAAGAGAAAATAAGAATAAGTATGACGTTAAATCACCTAAAAAAGATAAGAAATAATGGATACTTTTGAAGTATTAACACAATATGGAGTATTAGGTATATGGGTACTGTATGCTATAACTAGAGAGAGATGGTTACTTAGAAAAATTGAAGAGCTATCTGACAGATCTTCTAAAGAAAGAGAAAAGTGGCATAAAGAAAGAGAGCATTTCTTAAATCAATGCCACAATGAGAGAGAAAACTTTATAAGAGAGATCTCTTTAGTAAGGTCTGAAGAAAGAGAATTTTATATAAAACAACTTGAAAAAATATTTAAAAAACTAAAATAGCTATATAATGCAAAAAATTAACTAAAAATTTTTATAGAATTTTAAATTTTTAATATTTATTTCTTATATTAAAGTAATAACCAACAAAAACTGACAAATGGCAGAAGAATTAAATGAGGAAACTCAAGTAAATGACTCTACAACGGTAGAGGAAGTAGATGTAAATTTAGATGAAATCTTTGGTCAGCCTGGTGCTGAAAGTGTTATGCTCCCAGCAGAAGAAGTTGAACCAGAGGTAGAAGATAAAAAGTCAAATATCTTCTCTAAACCAGAAGAGCTTGACACAACGTTCATTGACAAGACTGAGACTACAACTGAAGAAACAGAAGAGCCTGTAACTAATGAAGAACAAACAAAAGAGTTAGTTGATGAGGCATTAGCTGAACTAGATGATGCTATTACTGAAGAGGAAACAGGAGAAGCTAAAACAGGTAGACCTAAAACTGATAAGAGTGGTCTAGTTGATTTAGCTAATAAGATGATTGAAGAAGGTACTCTTTTTGGTTTTGATGATGACAAACCAATTGAAGAATATACTACTAAAGATTTCAGAGAACTGTTTGAAGCTAATTTTCAAGAAAGGGAAGCTAAGATTAGACAAGATACTCCTAAAGAATTTTTTAATTCTCTTCCTGATGAACTTAAAGTAGCTGCTAAATATGTTGCTGATGGTGGACAAGATTTGAAAGGATTATTTAGAACTCTTTCACATGTGGAAGAAGTTATGGAACTAGATCCAAATAATGAAAATCATCAAGCAGAAATTGCAAGACAATATTTAACTGCTACTAATTTTGGTACACCAGAAGAAATAGAAGAAGAAATAGAAACTTGGGCTGATACAGAAAGATTATCTAAAAAAGCTAATCAATTTAAGCCAAAGTTAGATAAAATGCAAGAGCAGATAGTGGCAAGACAATTGGCAGAGCAAGAACATAAGAAAGCTCAACAAGAGGAAGCAGCTGCTCAATATATGGATAATGTATACAATACTCTTTCACATGGTAAATTAGGAGATATTAAGTTAGATAGAAAAGTTCAAAATCATTTATATTCTGGATTAGTTCAACCTAATTATCCTTCTATATCAGGAAAGCCTACAAATTTACTAGGTCACCTTCTTGAAAAATATCAGTTTGTAGAACCAAGACATGATTTAATTGCAGAAGCATTATGGCTTTTGTCTGATCCAAATGGTTATAAAAGTAAAATAAAAGAACAAGGATCTAGAACTGCTGTTGAAAAAACAGTAAGACAATTAAAAACTGCTCAGTCACAAAAGAATAGTTCTTCTTCTATTCAGGACTCAAGTTCAAATACTAGAAGAAAAAAACAACCAACAAGAAAACCAACAGTACAAAGAAAGAATAATATGTTCAAAAGATTTTAAATTAGTAAACAATAAAAACAAATAATAAATGGCAACTCCAGTTTTAAACAATGGTATCTTTCTACGGGATACAGCGTACAGCGCAAGTTCACACGTAGACTCTTACCACCTAGTTAACATGTTGAAGGATGCAGAACCAATGGATCTAGGTCCAGTGGACTTGTGGGCAATGTCCCAGAAAGTTGAAATGCCTCTTTATCAAATGTCTAGCTTTGGTGGCAAGAATGTAATTGAAGTAGATAATGCTCGTGGAGAGTATAAGTGGCAAACACCTGTATCTAGAGATCTTCCTTATATAATTGAGGATATTGATCCAGGACTAGGTAATACTAGAGGTGCTGATGGTACTACTTTCCGCATTAAAATGAGCTGCAGAGAATTTGGACATGGTGATATCATCACTTATGACAAATACAATGGAGCTGAACTTTACATTACTGATGAGGATATTCTTCCTACAGGTGATGGGTTTATCTACACAGTTCAGATGGTAAACAATAATAATGCTGCAACTTTTGATTCTGCATTTTTAGCAAATGGAACTAAGTACTTTAGAAAAGGTTCTGCTAGAGGTGAGTATGGTGAAAGATTTTCTGACATCACAACAGGAACAGGTTTCCGTGAATTCTACAACTATGTAGGAGGAGCTGAAGCTCACGTTCACTACTCAGTTTCTTCTAGAGCTGATCTTATGATCAAAGGTGGAATGAATGCTGATGGTACTATTCCTGTAACTGAGATTTGGAGACAATCAGGTAACAATATGGATACTTCTATAGCTTCATTAGAAGATATGGTTAAGAAAATGGGTAAAGATGGTGTAAAGAGAGCATTTGATAATGGTGATCTTTCTAGATCTTTCCTTACAAGTATGGAGGCTGCTCACTTAACTAAAGTAGCAAATGACATTGAGTCTTACCTAATGTGGGGACAAGGTGGTAGAGTTAGACAAGATGGTCCAGATGATTTGAGATTATCTGTAGGTCTTTGGCAACAACTTGATAACTCTTTCAAAAGAGTATACAACAAGAACAACTTTAACCTTGACCTATTCCGTTCTGAGATTTACAACTTCTTTAACGGTAAAGTTGAATTCCAAGGTCCAGATCCAAACAGACAATTGATTGTCCAAACTGGTATGGGTGGAATGAGAATGGTAAATGAAGCTATCAAGAGAGAAGCAGTTGCTTCAGGTCTTGTAATTCAAGCTGCTGATATAGGTGCAATCACTGGTCAAGGAATGGACTTGAACTTTGGTTTTGCTTACACTAGCTATGTGATTCCTTTCCTTGCTAACGTTAAATTTGTACTTAACCCAGCATTTGATAATGTAAATACTAATGATATTGAGAACCCAATCATTGATGGATTCCCATTATCTTCTTATTCATTCATTATCTTTGACATCACTGATAATACTAATGATAACATATTCTTATTGAAGTTATCCTGGGATAATCAACTTAAGTGGTGGTATCAAAATGGTACAATGGACTACATGGGACGTAGCCAAGGATTCCAGTCTTCTGGTCAATTCAATGGATACAGAGTTATGATGTCTCAAACAATGCCAGCTGTATGGGTAAAAGACCCAACTAAGGTATTGAAGATTGTTATGAGAAACCCAGTTACTGGAGGATCATTCTAATCTAAATATAAATTCTTGAAAAGGGGGAGGGCTATTCCTCTCCCTTTTTTTTTAATAACCAACAAAATAATAACCAACAAAAATAATAACCAATGGCAAAAGAAAAATTTACAATGGTGGAGACACCATCAGCTAGTAGAGAATCAAAGATTACTATTAGACCCTATTTTGATGCACGATCAGAAAATATGGGATTAGAAAATTATGGATTAAGTTTATTTGATGGAATAAAACATCAAGAACAATTAGCATGTTTAGAGATTAATGGTATTAATAGATATCTAACAGGTCTTAATGAGTTTGCTCCAGAAGTCAAAAAACTTTCCAAAGAAGCTAGAGAAGCTAAAGTAAAACAGATTAGAGAATCTGTTGCAGATTTAGAGGCAGAATTAGCTTCTAACATACTTGATCCAGAAGATAAAGATTTTTGGAATAAAGTAAAATTATTAAAACCAGATAATAATGAATTCTGGAATAAGATAGATATCAGTGTAGGAAATGAACCTTTATTTCTTAACATGAACGATCCTTATGACAGAATTAAATTATATGCTATTGAGGCAGGAGGGTTTTCTTTAATTGCAAAAAGTTATGAAGATGCAAAGGCAAAACCAAGACCACCTAAGTTTTATTTAGATAAAGATGCGGAAACTGTATCTAGTAGAACTGAATATAAGAAGCTTAGAAATAAAGCACTAGCTGAACTACAAAAGTTGTTTGACAAGAATAGTACTAAATTATTTTATGTAGCAAAAGTTGTAGATGCAAGTAGCACACAGTATAAAAAGTCTACTCCTCTGGATGTTCTATATGAAAATATGGATACCTACATTCATGGAGATGGAGCTGAAAGTAATATGGAAAGAGCAGTTAATGGATTCTTAGATGTAGTAAATTCAGATATGGAATCATTAAAAATTAGAAGTATTGTTAAAGATTCCAGCTTTTTTAAGTATATTATTACTAAGAGCGATGGACATATTTATCATAATAAGAAAAATGTCATGATGGGAAGAAATGTTTCTGATGTGGTAGAATTCTTAAAGAATCCTCTTAATGAAGATGTCTTAGATGATTTAACTAAGTCCTGTGAAACATATTGGAGAACTTAAATTTAAAAAATAAAAATTATGCCAGGATACGGAAAAAAAATGATGTATGGAACAGGAGGTTCCAAAATGAAAGGTTACGGAAAAGGTGGTGCTAAAATGAAAGGTTATAAAGCAGGTGGTTCATTAAAACCAGTTCCTTCAGATAATAAAGGACTATCTAAATTACCTACTGCTGTAAGAAATAAAATGGGTTACATGGCAATGGGTGGTGTCCCAGAATATGGACACGGAGGTGGTGTCAAGTTTACAAGAAACTCAAAACGTGGAGGTAGATGTATGTAACATTTAAAAAATAAAAGATATGGCTTACTATAGTAAAATGAAAGAAGATATGAATAGAACAACTGGACCAGATGCTATTATGAAATATGGTGGTGGTTGTGGTTGCGGCAAAAGAATGCCTAAATATTCTAATAACCCTAGAACCATTCAAGGAAGAATGCTTAGAGGTGGTGGAGCAATTAAATCCATGAAAACTTATAAAGGATAATGCTTAAAATTACTAACATGATGAATAAAAAAGAAATGCGTGAGTTTGAAGTGCAATCAGCAATGAGCACCTTACAAAGAGCTCAAGAAATCCAAAAGGATGCAAAACTTATGGCTGATGTTAGAAAAGCTGCTATGGCTGAAGTTAAGAAACTACAGACTATAGCTGGTAAATCATCTGCTGCACCTAAGAAAACTTTACCTAGAAAGAGAACCCTTAAAAGAAAATAAGATGCCTGGTTACGGAAGAATTAATACTGATGGTGAAATTTTAGAATATTTCAGAAAAGGAGGATCTAAGAAAAAAAAGTCTAAGGCTAAAAAGTCTAAGAAAGATGCTTGCTATCATAAAGCTAAAGCTAAGTATAGAGTATTTCCATCTGCCTATGCAAGTGGATATATTGCTAAATGTAGAAAACGTAGAGGTAAGATAGGATAATGGCAGTAAGAAAAACAGCTAAAGGTCTTGCACTGAAAAGGTGGTTCAAAGAAAAGTGGAAGGATGAAAAAGGAAATCCTTGTGGCTCTTCTAAGAACAAGAAAACTAAGAAGTGTAGACCTAGTAAAAAAGTTTCTAAAAAGACTCCTAGAACATGGGGATCTTTATCTAAATCTCAAAAAGCTAAAGCTGTTGCAGAAAAGAAAAGAGTTGGCATGGGTAGAAGAACCAGTGCTATTAGAAAAAGAAAAACAACTAAAAAGAAGAAATAACTTAAAATTTAAAATCATGCCACAAGGTAAAGGAACATATGGATCTCAAGTAGGTAGACCCAAAAAAAAGAAAATGATGGGAGGCGCTTCAAGTAAAGCTGCTAAACCCATGGCTACATCAGTTTATAAAAAAGGTGGTGCCGCAAAGAAAAAGAAGTTTAAAGCTCACATGATGTATTCAAAATCAGGTAAAGCTGTTAGAGCTGGTACAATGAAAAAGCACCTTGAACTAAAAGCTAAAGGATATAATCACGATAAGCGTAGACTTAAAAAGAAAAAGTAATGCCTGCTAAAAAGAGTAAGAAGAAAGGAGCTATGAAAGGCTGTACAATCAAAAATGGTTGTAAGTCTAAAAAAGGTGGTCTTACTGCTAAGGGTCGTAAAATGATTAATAGAAAAACTGGCTCTAACTTAAAAGCACCTCAACCAGGTGGTGGAGCTAGAAAGAAAAGTTATTGTGCAAGATCTCTTGGTCAAATGAAAAAGTTTCCTAAAGCTGCTAAAGATCCAAACAGCCGTTTAAGAAAAGCAAGAAGAAGATGGAAATGCTGATGATTTTTTGTATATTACTATATGAATAAAACTTTTAAAGACTCAGAAGAAGAAAGTGATCAAATTTTTATCTACTGGGATTATTAAAGATGGCGCAAAAGAAGAAGTTAAATATCAAGAAGGCAATTAAAAAGCCAGGTTCTCTTACAGCAACTGCTAAAAGACAAGGTGGTTATGATAAAAAGAATAAGAGAATTAAAAAGTCTTGGCTTAGAGAAAAAGCTAAGGGTAAAGGTAAGACTGCTCAACGTGCTAGATTTGCAATTACATTAGGTAAACTAAGAAAGAAAAAGAAATGAAAAATAAAAAAAGAAATCCTTTAGAAGTTCTTGGTGAAATGCGCAGAGCTAAGATGGGCATAGCAGTAGGTTCACAACTTGAAGGTGGCAGCATTGTATTTGGAAAAGATCCAAAAGACCGTATTAAAAATCTTAAAACTAGATATGGGAAAGCTGTTGATGAAGGTAGAAAGAGAAAAGCAGATAGATTATATAGAAAGATAGAAAAGCTTGAAGAAAGAGAAATAGAAAAAGACTACAATAAAAAAAATAATGTTAAATAGTGCAATAGTCATAAAATTAAAACAAAGGATCAATAAGCTTGATAGTCAAGACTATGATAATATAGAATGTTGGCAAGCTATTGAAGCTTTTAATAAGGCACAGGTAGAATGGTGCAGAAGACAGCTGCATGGTCTTAACATTGTTAAGGAAGGTGATGAGCAATCTACTAGAAGAAAAGATGATCTTCAAGTATTGTTATCTGATGAAGGTTTAACAATGACAAATAAGAAAGATTATTTTTTTGGATCTGTTCCACAGGATTATTTGCAATGGAAAAGAATAGATGTTTTTGCATGTCAAGATTGCTGCAAAGATAGAAGAATGACAGTATATCTTGCAGAAGAAGGTAACTTAAATCAATTACTTAGAGATAAAGCAAAAAGGCCTAGTTTTGAATGGGCAGAAACTTTTGCAACTTTAATTAATAATCAAGTACATGTTTATACTAATGATGAATTTGAAATATCAAAAGCAGATTTAGTTTATTATAGACAACCAAGAAGAATTCAAATGGTTGGTTGTGTAGATCCTTATACTAATATAGAAACAACTACAGAAGTTTTATCTGAATTTAAAGATGATATTATTGAAGTAATTATTGATGAAGCTGTTAGTATATTGGCTGGAGACATAGAATCTGCAGTACAATACCCAAGAGGTACTCAAACCGCTGAAAGAAATAATTAATCTTAATTTGATTTTTTAAAAAACTTTTCTTATATTATAGTATATTATTTATTTATAAAATTTAAAACAAAAAAAAATGGCTTATTTTAATCACGCTTTTAGAAAGACGTTTATAATGTCTGACTATGTTGCTCCTGTTTCACCTGTTCCAGGACCTGCTTCTGCTGCTAGTGGTGCACTAACTTCAGGGCAATTATCTTTGTATGATGCTAAATCATGGGCTCCTCTAGATGTTACTGGTGGTGCTACTAATTCAAAGTGTCAATTTGTTATTGCATCAGGTGCTCCTTATGCAGATGACAAAGTTGGACCTT